GTGTCACTCACGGCGTAGGAGGAATGGATGCTGGATAATGGGCGTAAGGACACATCAGTTTAGTACGGGTAAGTTTGACATACACATACAGGACATAGACGGGCTGTGCTGCGATTCGGATAACCCGCCGAAGGATAAGGAGAAGTCCATAACTATAAGCCCTAAACTCAAAGGGCGGTACAGGCTGGAGGTATTGATACATGAATGCCTACACGCAGAGTACCCGTCTATAGATAAATGCTCCGAGGAGGAATGGGTTGATACTACTGCTGCTAACATTTCTAAGCTTCTCTGGAGACTAAACTATAGAGGATAATATAATCTAATTTACTCTAATCTATTGTATTATATTCTAGTGTGAGTATTTTGGAGAACCTCGGAGAAAGTGGAGAAAGGGTAAAATAGTTTTCTTACAGACAGGGGTTTTCTCCGGAACGAAATATCCGATACATAAGAAACTTGAATCTTTCCGTTTATGCTAATAGTAATTCCTACAGTGCGGTGCGTATGGTGTGCGGAGAGATTCCGTAACGGCTCGCACCTCTCTCTGGGAGCCCTTGAAACAAAGCACCGTACTCTAACGATGGGATACATAGAAGGAATCTTAGGCATAGCTGGGGCTGGGTTATCAATCTGGCTATGGTGGCTTAATAACAGGGCAGCGACTAAAAAGGAAATAAAGGAACAAGATGCCGCTAAAGTGCATAAGCATACTGCTGATTATATTGACGACCAGTTGCAGTAGCCTCAGACCGCTACCGACTACTAGGTTGCCAGAAGGCAATGTTAAGCGTCTAACAGAGATGCCTGAGTTTAATTCTGTAAAGGAATCAGGGGATGATGTGAAGCGATGGGCCAGAGAGGCACTTCACTCAATAAACGATTTAGAGTACCAACTAAGGAAACAAGATGATTGATAGACAGGAACTAAGTGACTCCATCACCGTAGACATACAAGATCGCTCCCGCTGGGAGACAAGACAAAAGCTGTGGTATGAGATGCGCCACAATGGGCTGCGACGAAAGAACAAGCCTTGGCGTAACGCCAGTGACCTGCACTTCCCCTTAGCCGACTCAGTTATCGAGAGACTGAAGCCGTTTTACTATATGCAGGTTGTGGGTATGGACACGATTGCCTCGTTCGTTCCTATGCGCCAGCAGGACAACGGCATGACTGTAACAGCCGAGCGGTGGTTCGATTACCACACCAAAGAGAAAACCAATTTCCTAACTGAGTGCCTTACTTGGATTGACCACGGACTAATGAGTGGCCGTTCAGTTATCAAGGTTTACTGGGACTCAGACAAGAAGCAGGTAAGGTACGATGCGATTGACCCGATGATGGTCGTAGTACCAGACCGCACCAAGAATCTTCAAGACTCCGAGAGGGTGGTTCACATCATGCAGATGAGTGTTGAGGCTTTCGAGAACGACCCGAAATACTCAGGCGTGGATGTGGAGCTAGTACAATCCAAGAGATATAAAGCTGGCAATAGCGCGGAGAAGGAGGTCACGACCTATAGACGAGAAGGAATCAACTACTCCTCAGATATGAGCCGCATTATTCTCTGGGAGGTGTACCACAAGAGCGAGGGCAAGGTGATCGTAGAAACATTCTGCCCTGAGATTCCTGAGATGGATGTACGTCCACCAATGGAACTAGACTACAATCACGGAGAGTATCCGTTTGTAGACTTCAGTTATGAGATTAAAGATAAGGGCTGGTTCTCTCCTCGCGGGGTATGCGAAATCATTGCCCCGTTTGAAGCATCTCTATGTAAGATGTGGAATGACAAGCACGATGCGATGACGCTGTACAATCGTCCCATGTTCAAGTCGGACAGGGATGTACCCAACAGCAGCAACATTCGCCTTTCCCCAGCCCAAATTCTACCAGTTGGATTAGCACCAGTGCAGATGGCCCAGCCTCCTATCAGCTTCGATCAGGAGATTGAGACTACTCGGTTCATTGCAGAGCAGCGGATCGGTATGCCTGACTTTGGTGTTAACTCGATGAGCAGTAAAGGAGATCGACGAACTGCAACAGAGATCAATGCTATTAGTGGGCTTATGGCAGAGTCCAATGACTTACGGGCTCGCGTGTTCCGTCTGTCGCTTGGCTCTCTATACCGTCAGTCTTGGTCGCTATACTTACAGTACAAGAAGGAGGACTTGGAGTTCCGATACCGTGAAGATAACGGGCAGATGGAACCTGACGCATTCTTCGGTGAGTATGTGATAGAGCCTAAAGGTGGGCCTGACAGCCAGAACCGAGCACTCAAACTACAGCAAGCTATGGGGCGCAAGCAGTTATTCGCTGGCTCACCCTATATCAACCAAGCTGAGTTGGATCGCTCGATACTGGAACTGGATGATCCGTCTTTGGTTCGCAGGATGTACATTGATCCGCAGTTCAAGCAGCAAACAGAATCTCTTGAGGAAGCTAACAACATCGGAATTATGGAGGTGGGTATGCCAGTTCCGGTGCGTGGTGACGAGGACTTTGAAGTTCGGATCGCCACACTGGTAGGTTACTTAGACAATAAGATGGCTGATAATGATGCCATATCTCAAACAACCCAACAACTAGTCGTTCAAAGGATAAGCCAGCTACTTGATGCATACGAGCAGGTTGATACCAATGCAGCAAGACAGCTACGAAAACAACTCGCTGAGTCTGCTGAATCATTGGCTATGGATCGTCAGGCTCAGGCAATGGGGGCTCCTGATGCCGAACAAATCCAACAACAGTAGAGAAAATAATTACCCTGAAACCAGAAAAGCCTACGCAAAGAAAAATAAGAAAAAGATAGCTGCGTGGTATAAACAGTATTACCAAGAGAATAAAGAAGAGCATAATGAGAGAGGCAGACAATATTACAAGAAAAACAGAAAAAAGATAAGAGCACAGCAGAAGGCTTACAAAAGTAAGTATAAAGAAATAATAAACCAAAAAAGAAAAGAGGCTTTCCTTAGCAACCCTGCCCTAAGAATTATAGCAAACCTTAGAAGCAGGATAAGCAGGGTAATAAAAGGTAAAAGCAAGTTAGCTGAAAAGACACTAGGATGTAGTAGGGAACATTTCCTGAAGCACCTTGAAGTTCAATTTAAGAGAGGGATGACTTGGAAGAACTATGGCACTCACTGGCACGTTGACCACCACATTCCAGTATGCGCTCACGATCAATCTAATAAAAAAGAATTTGAAGCTTGTTGGCACTTCAGTAACTTAAAGCCAATGTGGAAACAGGATAACCTAAGAAAAGGAAGTAAGATATGTTTAGAAAGATAAGGGCGATGCTGCTCTTTGCCAGAGAGGTACAATGGACATCAGAACCGGAGTGGAAAGAGGAAGATTCCGTCAAACTACTATTATTCCTAGATAGTGATACAGGCCAGAAGTTTTCCAAAACACTTGCGAATATGGTGATAAGAAATCAGTCTTATTGCTTAGAGGATAAAAAAGACCTTGTTTTCAGCGCAGGGTTTGCTAATGGTTTTAAGGGTTGTGTGAGTGCCATAGAGTCACTTGCCAACAAGGAACTTTACGAGGACTTGGAAGGGGATGAGCCAAGCGACCTCGAAACGTAAAGACATCCCGAATACGCCGAAGCTTGTGTCGGGCCTAGGCGAAACTATAAGACACACCACAGGTAGGCAACGTGCGAGCTTATCTGAAAAAATGCACAAAGATAAAAAATGAGTGAAGAAACAGAGGGCGTGACATTGGAGCAGCTACAGCAGATGGCTGCGGAACAGGATAGGTTATCGGGCTATGACGAGGGGGCGCACCCCGCTGAAGTTCCCGCTGCTGAGATCGAGCAGAGGCGGAACACTCAGAGTCAGCCTGAACCGGAGAAACCTAAAGCGGAAGCACCGGAACCGGAGCCGAAGCCAAAGGAACCGGAGAAAGAAGCCGAACCTGAACCGCAGAAAGAAGCTGGGCCTCCAGAGGTGCCTGAAAGTTCTTTGAAAAGTGAAGCAGATAGCAAGTCTACTAAGTCTGAGAAACGGCTTAATGAGTCTTGGCGCAAACTGAATGACGAAAAGTCTGAGCTTGCACGGCAAAGGCAGGAGCTTGAGGAAGTCAGGCAATCGCTTAATGACCGAAGTAAGCCAGAGGAATTTGTTGATTCGGACGGCAACTCTGCGGAGGACTATGAAGCAGCAGCCAGAAACTTTGAGCTTGAAGGTGAAATGCGTTTAGCTGAGAAAGCTAGAGAGCAAGCCGAAGAGGTCAGGGCTATGGCTCAGGAACATAAGGTTTCCAAGAATGAAGGTCAGTTCAAACAAGAATGGGCCGCTAATTTCGAGGAAGCTGCTAAATCCTACCCTGAATTAAGAGAAGGAGATTCCACATTCAGGAAGGCTGTTAACCAGATTCTTCAAGAGCGACCCGTCCTAGCAACTTATTCGGGTGGCATTATAGATGCGGCAGACATTGTTGCCAATATGCAGAAAGCAGAATCAGCTAACTCGCTTCAAGAACAGATCAACGCTCTCACTGAAGAGAATGCTGATCTAAAATCCAAACTCTCCATTGGAGGCTCTGACCCGTCTGCACCAACTGGTGATCGTTCATTTAACGAACTAACACCGGAGGAACAGTTCGCGGAACTACAACGCCGCGCTGCGGAAGTAGATGCAGGAGGAGGCTACTAATGGATTAACTTATTGCATAAATCATGGCTCTACAAAGCACATCGAATCCGTCCACAATGGCGGATCAATATCAAACGTACTTTAGCAAGCAACTGCTAGACTACGCCGTTCAGTCTTTACGCAAGGCTGAGTTCGCTCAAACCGCAGCACTCCCCAAGAACGCGGGGGCTCAATCCATTCGGTTCTTCCGTTTTGGCGAGCCTTCTACTGCCAGTGTGCAGGACTTGACTGAGGGTACTGCGATTAGCAGCAGCAACTACCGTGAGTTATCGCTCGGCTACGTCGATGCCACCTTGAACCAAATCGGTCAGGTGATCGGCGTGACTGACGTTCTCAACGCTACCTCGCTCCTGAACATCATGCAGCAAGCTATTAAGACTAATGGCGAAGATGCTGCCCTCTACATGGATGACCTTATCCGTGACGAGTTGGTGAACAAGACCGACAGCGACGAGAGCGACAGCCGCACCAAGCGTTACTCTGGTGGTGATGCTACTCCTACTTGGGCTGAGTTAGCTGCCGACACGGTTGCCAATACTAAAATTGACGCAACTGACTTGTTGGACAGCGTGACCCAACTGAAGATCAACCGTGCTCCGCAAATTGGCGGTCAGTACGTTATGGTTGCTTCCCCGCAAGTGACCCGTGATCTGATGAACAACACTGATTGGCTGGAAGCTCACAAGTACAGCGCAGTCCAAGGTTTGTTCAAGGGTGAGGTCGGCTCCTTCCACGGAGTTAAAGTGATCGAAGATACCAACCCATTCATCGAGGATTCGAGTTCCGCCAAGGGTACTTACAGTGCCTCTGGTGACATCTTCACCTCCTTCGTGATGGGTGGTCAGGCGTTTGGTGTACCTGCCTTATCCGGTGAGTCACCTAAGTCGCCTTCGATTGTCATTACTGACACTCCTGACAAGAGCGATCCGCTCAACCAGACCACCACGATTGGCTGGAAAGCATACTACACCGCTAAGGTTCTTAATGAGAACTGGTTTGTGGTGTTGCGTTCTAAGAGCGCGTATGCCTAAACAATAACAATGGAGGGGGTGGGGAAGTAAAAAGCCCTGCTCCCTCCGCTTTACAGATTGGTGTAAGATGCCGATATATGTTTATGAAAATGATAGGGGCGAGAGAATAGAAGAGATACGACTCGCCAAGGACAAAGACCGATGCCCTGCTGGATACTCAAGAGTGAAAGAGCCACAGGCAATGTCTTTTACAGGAAACGCTTCCAACCCTACGAACATGAAAGATGGTGTTCTCAAGGGTTATTATGCTGAAGAATGCAAAGGCGGGAGATGGAAGTCCGACTATAGCAAGAAACAAATCAAAAAAGCGTGGAGTGACTAATGGCTAGAAAAGATATTGCCGATATAGGCGAGGTGGTAAGCAACACAACTTGGGATGATGAATTGCAGGTTAGTCTTAGCGGGTGTTCCCTGCTGGGGCTTTTCGGTTCTTGTAAGGCATCTTCCGATCAGTACGTTATGGTGTTCGATAGTGCCAGTGCTGTAAGTGACGGTACTGCCCCATCAATTCATCCAATCTATGTGAAGGGTGGAGACAACTTTTATTTAGAGGTTCCCGTTAGGGGGCTTAGATTTACTAGCGGAGTGTATGTTGCTTTCTCCTCTACAAACACAACTTTAACAAAATCTTCAGCAGACTGCTGGTTTACGGGGGTAATAGTATGAGTCAAAGCAGTATATCAGGCGGCTCTGGCGGCTCTGGAGGAATTGCTAACGTATCCGAGGACACTACCCCACAGCTAGGTGGCAACTTAGATGTTGGCTCCAACGAAATAAACACCAGTACCACAAACGGTAACATTGCGTTGAACCCAGACGGAACTGGGTATGTTGAGGTTAAGGGTGACGGAACTACAAGCGGAACAGCAGGTGCTATTATGCTTAACTGTTCTTACAATACCCACGGCGTTAAGATTCAGTCTCCCGCGCACAGTGCCTCTGCAAGCTACACGTTAACCCTGCCTGTGGATAATGGCGCAAGTGGTGAGGTGCTTTCGACTGATGGTAATGGCGTATTAAGTTGGGCGGCTGGTGGCTCTGCTTCCGCTGCTGGTTCCACTGGCTATCTGCAATTTAATGATGGCAGCAATAATTTCGATGCCAGCTCCAACCTAGTCTGGGATGACACGAATAATCGGTTGGGTGTGGGTAATGATTCGCCCGACGCAAAACTGCACGTCTCTAGGACAGGAGGAGGGAATGTAGCGTACTTCGACAGCGACAGCACCTCGGTTGGAATACAGCTTTCAGCGAATAGCAAGAAGTGGGATTTATTTAACTCTAACGGAATATCTAATCAGGGATTCGGTATATATGACCGGACAAACTCTAATTACAGGCTGGCCATAGACGGCACGAGCGGTGCGGTCGGCATAGGCACGACCAATCCTTCTTCTCAATTAGAACTTGTAGGAACATATCCTGATTCTGGTCTGAAGATTACCGAGAATGCTAGTGGCTCTGCGGCATTTATTAGGCTGCAAGGGAATAGTGCGACTCTTGGCGGGGGTATTGTATGCTATAACAGCTCTGGCGGGGCTGGAACTTTTGTTATTGAAAATGGCGGTTCCGAGTCAATGCGGATTGATCCAAGTGGCAACGTGGGTATTGGTGAGGATAATCCGTCATCTCCAAACTCGGTTAACAAGTTTTTACATTTACACGATTCAGACCATTGCTCGCTGGTGATGAGTGATGATTCTAAAACTTGGGAGATTGTATCAAACGGCGATTTGACGTTTAGGGACGGCACAGCCCATAGATTGACCATTGATTCAAGTGGCGACGTTGGCATCGGCGTCTCCCCTAACATCGGCGGAACTTGGGGGAAGGCTCTTACTTTGGATTCTGGTGGGTCTGCTGCGACTAGCTGTGCTTTAGAGCTATCCAAGAGTGGCACTCTGTACGGTTTTGTCGGTGTTCAAGGCTCCGGTTCGTCGAACGCATTGGACATTACTGCCTACCAGTCGCAAGACATCCGCTTTAGAGTGGGGACTAATGGCGGCACTCACGCAATGGTAATTGATTCAAGTGGAAATGTGGGTATTGGTGAGGATGACCCGAATGAACCTTTAGTCGTAGCTAAGTCCAGTTCAGGTTCCACCGCACAGATTGTCAGCATAGTAAATACTGGTGCTACAACAAACACAGGTGCGCGTCTCTGGATGTCTGGAACGGCCAGTTACAATCGCGGAACCTTTATCGACGCGGTTGTTGAAAGCACGGCTAATGATCACTCACTGCGTTTTGGAACATCAGCAGGTAGTTCAACCCCAACCGAACGGATGCGGATTGATTCAAGTGGACGGGTTGGAATCAGTGAGTCCCCGAGTGACATCACCGTGACGGGCTTAAATCAACTAGTTGTCGGTACCCCCGGCACTGGAATGAATAACGGAAATACTGGTATCGTAATTGGTAGCAGTAGTAGCCAGTCTGGTGCACTCACTTTTCTCGATAACACCGACACCTCTATTCAGGGCCGCATTGAATACGATCACTCCAATGATGCACTTAAATTCAGGGTCAATTCTTCGGAGCGGATGCGGATTGATTCTGATGGCGATGTAGGCATAGGCACGGCTAACCCGTCCTACAAGCTTCACGTTGCTGGCACTGCATACGCTGAATTTAATCAGTCTCTTAACGGATTTGGCCACAACGGCAATAACCTTATCGACTTCGACGGAAGCAGTAACTATTGCCAGATCACAACTAATGGCACTGAACGGATGCGGATTGCTTCTGATGGGGTTGTTTCACTTAAGGGCGGCAGATTAGTAATCGGTGAAGCTGACGTAGCCAGTGGACATATTGACTCGTTTGAAAACCTGACGTTCAACATCGACACCGACAACGATGACACTAACAGGTACTTTTCGTTTACCTACAATGCTTCGGCTGGGGCTGGCACTGAAGTTTTACGAATTAACGAAACTGGCCGAGTCACGGTCAAGAAGTCCAGCAACGCTGAAGTCACAGCCTTAACTGACGCTTCTACAATCACCCCTGACTTCGACGATGCTAACAACTTTAGCGTCACTTTAGGGTCAGCGGTCGGTGCTACGCGCCAACTGGATAACCCTGATAACATTGCAAACGCTGTCGGCCAAAGTGGTGTAATAACAATCACTCAAGATGGTTCGGGGTCGAGGCTCCTTACATACAATGGTGCGTGGAAATTTACGGGAGGAACAGCCCCTACACTTTCCACCGCCGCCAACGCAGTCGATGTGCTGGCGTACTACGTTGAATCATCTTCCCGAATCACAGCAACACTAATAACAGACACTAAATAATCATGCCTATTAACTACGCATATACACGCATCGAACCCCGCATCATCGCTAATCACGAGTCGGGAAAACAAAACGTCATCACTGACATTGTAGTCGGCGAGACAGGCCAATGCTCTGAGACTGGGCAGGGTGCTTACCGCGACACAATGATTAAGCTCGACGCACCTACTGATAACTTCGTGGCCTTCGAGGACATCACGCCCGAATGGGTAGCTCCTTTTTGCCAGCAAGCCAGCGAGGAAGGTGGATGGCACGCCAGCATTGAAGCTGAAATCGAGGCGAAGAAAGCCGCTCCGGTTTCCGCTCAATTCGAATGGCAGAAGCCAAAGCCCGAAGCCCCTGCTGAAGAAGCTGAATAATGGCACTAGGCTCTGCCAATCCTTTGTTGCTGGCTGCGAGTGGCGGTGACTCTGATCCGGTCACTCGTTCGCTGCGGTTTAACGGCTCTGTCAGCAGCAGTGAGGCCGGACACCTCTACCGCACCGCTGGCACTCCAACCGACGAAGGTAAGTGGACAATAAGTATGTGGGTCAAGGTTGGCCAGCAGCCCTCCAATGGCTACATGACTTTGTTTGGCGCGGGGGCAAGCAACGATAACGCTGCTTCTGTTTCTATCTACAACGGAATGCTGTATGCAGACCAAGCCACTAGCTCAAACCATAGGACAATTAGATGCACTGGCCAAGTTCTGCGCGATCCAAACGCTTGGTATCACCTGTGTTTTGCTTACGATAATTCACAAACAGGAAGCAGTGGAAATAATCAGAATGCATATAAGTGGTATGTCAATGGGGTTCGTCTAACGGAGCCGACTTATAGTCACAACGAAAGCGTCTCTGGTTACACCCACAGGTTTAATAGCAGTGGTTACGTCCAGCGTATCGGTAAAAACGCGCACCGCTCATATCACTCCACGTACAAATATCACTGGGACGGGCTGATTGCGGATGTGTATTTTGTGGACGGGCAACAGTTAGAGCCTACGGAGTTCATAGAAGCGAATGATTACGGGGGCTACAAGCCCAAGGAGTACACCGGAACCTATGGTAACAACGGATTCCATCTAAAGCTCGATGACAGCAGCGACATCGGCGCGGACAGCACATCCAACTCTAATGATTTCACGACGACTAATCTATCCAGCCACGATGTAATGCCGGATGTGCCGACGAAGAATTACGCTACGATAAACGTGCTTCACCCAGATGGCGCAGTTTCCGCTCCAGTGTCCGAGGGCAACCTAAAGATTTACGCCAACTCTTACAGCGGGGGCAACTACGAGAAGGTTCCAGCGACCATTCCGATTCCCACATCTGGCAAGTGGTATGTAGAGTTCTACGCTTATACCGCAAAGGGGGGCGGAAACATAAGCTCGGTTGGTGTGATTAGGCAGCAAGACGGGACTTGGGATAGCTCAAGCGGAAGTCATTACGGGCTTGCAACTGGGAACGGTTTCGATGGCATTAGCCCTAACATTTATGGCAACAATATGACTCTCTGGAGTGACGGGGTAGCGGTCGATACTGACTCCGGTGGAACATTGAATAATTCTGCTTATATCTGCGCGCTGGCCATAGATGTAGACAACGGAAAAATTTACGGCGGGTACGAAAGCGGCGGGGCGATGACTTGGATGAACAGCGGCGACCCGACATCTGGTAGCACCGGAACTGGCGCGGTTTCTCGGACATTCTCTAGCGATGACCTTTTAACTATTGAGGTAGTAGTATCCTCTAACAACACAAATGGCAGCGGGTTTGTAATGAACGCTGGCCAAGACCCGACCTTTGCTGGAAACAAAACCAGCGGCCAAGACACTAGTCAGAGTGAGTTCTACTATGCTCCGCCCACCGGATTCAAAAGCCTGAACTCCTCCAATCTCGATGACCCAACCGTTACGCCGTCAGAGAATTTTGGGATTGCACTCTACAACGGAACTAGCAGTAGTAACGCCATAACCGGATTAGGCTTCCAGCCAGACTTACTTTACACGAAATCTCGATCAACCTCTGGCTCAAGTCCTAAATGGTTTGACTCTTTGCGAGGCGTTACGAAGCGTTTGGAGACTAACACGGCTGGCGCGGAGACTACGCAATCCACGGAACTAACGTCATTCGACAGCGATGGATTTACTTTAGGTTCTGATAGCGGGTCAAACTACTCTGGAAGAACATACGTTGGCTGGACTTGGAAAGCTCACCAAACCGCCTCTTCTTACAGTTACTCCAACACTTTAACTCTTACGGTGGAGAACTATGATGGCTATGACGGCTGGGGGACTACAAAGTTAGAGGTCATTGAAGGAAGCACCTCGCTTGGGTTTGTGTCGGAGCCAGACTATGATGATGAATATGGTGGATACTACGCACAGTACGACATAAAAACAGATGACGTTTCAAAAATTAAACTTGTCTGGAGAACGGTCGATAGCTCTGACCCGTGGTATGACATCTATGCTTATCTCGAAAACTCTAGCAGCACTGAATTAGCAAGCTGGGATGGGTATAATTACTATGGTGGAAGCGGCGGCGGCGGCGGCCCAGACGCGCCTGAAGAAGATGATGTATTCTACCCGTCCAGCGGCCACGACAGCACCAACGCATCTACGACTGGCGTGCTGGAGTTGCAGGGTTCAACCGTAAACTCAAACTCCGAGAAATATAACGCTGCGGCTGGGTTCACGATGTTTACCTACACTGGTAACTCATCAACCGATAACGATATGATGCTGTTTAACCACTCGCTAGGTGCACCGATTGATTTTGCGATTGGCAAGTGTAGGAGTTCTGCGTCCGGTTCTGGAGGTAAATGGGTAGTTTGGCATAAGGATTTAGCTAATGATGATGGCTCGATTTACTTAAACGAATCAGAATCAGAAAGTGACACCAACGGAAACAATTACGATGAGGACTATAGCACTATTGGTTGGTTCCAAAATGTAACAGCGGGCGCACAGCATCAAGTTAAGATTAGGAATGTTCTGATTTATGATGGCTCTAACACCGATACCGTTCGGATGGTGGATAACAATAAGAACTTTATTTTTTACGGGTTCGCTGGCGTCGAAGGCTATTCCAAATTCGGTAAATACACGGGCAACGGAAGCTCGGATGGGCCGTTTATTTACACCGGATTCCGGCCAGCCTTTGTACTGATAAAAAACATAGGCGCATCACAGGATTGGTTTTTGTTAGACAACAAGCGGGAGGGCTACAACGTAGTTGATAAATTTCTTGAGCCAAACACACAGAACGCCGAAGCAACCGCATCCTCAAACAAGGCGGATTTCACAGCTAACGGATTTAAGTTGAGGGGTTCGGGGTCTGTTACAAACCAAAACAATACAAGTTTCGTGTATGCCTGTTTCAGCGAGTCACCCTTTAAACACGCCAACGCAAGATAGGATTTAATTATGCCATACGTCACAACAGAAGGTCGGGCACTCCCGCTAGACAAAGCGTTCAGCCACAACAATATTTCATTCCCTGCAAACTGGCTTCGGGTGTCCACGCCTGCCGACAAGGAAGCTCAAGGCATTAGCTGGGAAACGCCTGAAGAACCACCAGTAGTCCGTGCTCCGCTGGATCGTGAGAAGGCTGACGGCATTGCGCGGGCTAAAGACACTGCGGGTAAACTACTGGCTCAATCCGACTGGATGGTAATTGCGAGCGTAGAAAGAAGCCGAGTGGTGGCTGATGATTGGGCCGAATATCGTGCCGCTGTCATTGCCGAGGCAGATCGTCTGGAAAGCCAGTACAGTGCCGCCGAAAGTTACGAAGCTATTGACGCCATTGTGCAGAACTGGCCGATCAATCCTGATGAACAGGCCGAGCGTAACCGGATGGAGGCTGAAGAGGCTGCGGCAAAGGAGGAGCAGCAAGATGGCTAAATCAATCGCCAGAACCACAAAGGGCAAGGGAGCTAACTACCGTCCCACTAAGTCAGGGGCAGGGATGACTAAGAAAGGTGTAGCTGCCTACCGCCGAGCAAATCCCGGATCAAAGCTAAAGACTGCTGTAACTGGCAAAGTTAAGGCGGGAAGCAAGGACGCTAAACGCCGAAAATCTTACTGCGCTAGATCAGCGGGGCAAGCTAAGAAGTTCCCAAAAGCAGCGAAAGACCCAAACTCTCGCCTCAATCAAGCCCGCAAAAGGTGGAAGTGCTAGTATGAACGGATACAACCCAGACAGTATTGACTCTATTTTAACCCGCATGGAGGCGAGGCAGGTAGGAAATACAGATAAGCTTGACAGAATGATTCGACAATTAGACGACCATCAGGTAAGAATTGAGAAGTTAGAGACATTCAAATGGTGGCTCTTAGGGGCTGTCGGCGCAGGATCAGCGGGTGGAGGATTAGCGTTAAGTAAGATATTCGGAGGATAATATGCCAAACTATAAAAAATATAAAACAGAAACTAAGCAGCAGTTTAAGAACCGCATGAGCAAAACAGGCAAAGCAAGAACCGCTGCCAATAAAAAAGCAAAAGCTGCTTCAAAGAAAAAGTCAAAGAGAGGAATGCGTTATGCTTGATAAAGACTCAATCCTTAACGGGATAATTCGTCACATCCTAACAGCGGGTGGAGGCGCATTAGTAGCTAGAGGAATGGTTGCGGAGACTGAGGTGGAAGCCTTGGTTGGCGCAGTAATTACAATCATTGGCTTGGTGTGGTCAGCACTAGCTAAAAAGAAAGCAGAATAAAATGCCAGACTTAACGGGTGGTACAACATTCACATCGGGTCAATCCGTAACTCACGGTGATCTTAACAATCTAGTAGGCAATGCTACCATTAACGACAATGCAGTAGTAACAGCTAAGATTAACAATAGTGCTGTAACAACCGCAAAGATACTGGACGCTAATGTAACTACAGCTAAGGTTGCCGATGACGCTATTACCTACGCCAAGATTCAGGACACCACTACTGATAATAGGTTAATCGGTGCAGCTACGGCTGGTGAGGTTGGCGAGGTTCAGGTTGCTACGGATATGGTTGCTGACAGTGCCGTAACCACAGCAAAGATTGCCGACTCCGCTGTTACTGACTCAAAAATTGCAGCGGGTCTAAACGGGAAGGGAACCAAAACAGTCTCCACGAGCGACCCTTCTGGTGGTTCAGATGGTGATGTCTGGTACAAAGTCTCAGCATGAGTCTACACGTTAACGACAGCGGCACTTGGAAACAGGCGCAAGAGGTTCACGTTAATGACGGCGGAACATGGAAGTCGTGTCTTGATGTCTATGTAAAGGACAGCGGAACATGGAAGTCTGCTTTGTATGAGAGCGGAAGTCAGAACTTTACTACCGCAGGATCAACTACATTCACAGTTCCAGCGGGTGTCTACAGCCTGACTGCTACCATCGTGGGGGGCGGGGGAGGCGGTGGTGGTAATGATGGCAGCGGGGATAACCGAGCGGGTGGCGGTGGAGGTAGTGGCGGGTACTACCAGAACGTCACTATATCTGTAACACCGTCCGAGCAATTATCAATAGTAGTGGGAGAGGGCGGAACTCGCGGTTCGTTTTATTTTAATGGAGGCAGTCAGTGTTCAGAAAATACAGGTTCCACTGGTAGCAAGAATGCTGATGATGGCGAGGACTCCTCCATATCCAGAGGGAGTACGGTTCTTTATTCCGCAGGTGGCGGTGGCGGAGGCGTAGGCAACACAGGTGACAACGGAGATGGCGCGGCTGGGGCTGGGGGTACACCGAATGGAACCGCTGGGGGATCGCCCTCAAGCAATCGAAACAGTTACCCAGCCAGTGCAGGAGGTAGTAACGGAACAGGATACGGCACTGGGGGTAATTCCAATGCACGCATCCCAAGTACGCTTTGCCCAACAGACGGCGAGGACGGTGCGGTGTTATTAACGTGGTAGTATTGGATAACAGTAATGACTAAATCATCTATAGCGCAATTTGTAGCGGATAAGCTTCAGAAAACAGATCAGGGAAGTCTGAACCTCTTGAAGTCTTTTATTGACCGTAGGTACGAGATGATATGGAACTCTGCGTTATGGCGTGAAGCTCTGGGTACTACCTCATATTCTGTTGCCGCTGATGCTGAAGAGGTTACACTAAACACAGCAGTTCATTTTCCGGTAGCTGCTTCTTGGGATGATGAAGAAATTACACCTATCGACTACTCAGCCGTGTTCAGGATTGACCCTAAATTATTCTCTGAGACAGGTAAGGTTGCCAATTTTATTGTCCTTTCAAACACTTCCACGGGTGAGGCAAAAATTAGGCTGCTCAGGAAGCCGAAGGAGGCTAAAACGCTTCTAGTCCTAGGCAAGCTCAAGATAACAGAACTCACCGATAACGATTCACCTTTGATTAACGGTATAGATAACTCGCTCTTATCCTTTGTGGAGGGAGATATGCTTGAGCACTTACGCCAATACCAAAAAGCACAGATTAAATTTCAGGAGGCTTCGGCCCAGCTAATGATAGTTAAGGATTTGGAGACTCACCAATCAGCAAGTGACACTAGGATTATCCCGCAAGTAGAAGCGTCTTGGGACTTAAACGATTTTAGTAACTAATGCCTGTACACTACAACGATGGTCTTGATGACCAGTTAGCTTACGACCTGTCCGGTAGTTTTATCGGGGGTCAGGTGAGCAATGTACGCGCTAATCTCCTAAAGGAAGGGCAGTTCCATGAAGCCAAGAATATGGACATCGACAAGTTCGGTGCTATTTCTACTAGGCGGGGAACTTCCATTGTAGGCTCTACTCTGACTAATCCGATCAAGGGGCTAACCTTTTTTGACACGCCTTCCTATGAGGAGATTCTAGCGGTATCTAATGGTGTCCTGTATAAGTCAACTGGATCAACTTTTTCTAGCGTATCAGGGTACACACCGTCAGCTTCTAATAATGTTGAGTTCGCTCAGTTAGTGGACAAAATGTTTATGACGGACGGGAGCGGTAACTTGCACTCCTACAACGGTTCAGCAGTTACAGACGAAGGCTCATCAATACCTAGAGGTAAGTTTTTAATATCCCACACGAACAGGCTTTTCTCCGCAAACAATAACAACTACGACGATGAGGTTGCGGCGAGCGATATTTTAGATGGAACCACTTGGGGAACTGGGTTTCAGTTTAGAGTTGGAGGCGGCGAAGGTGATCCTATTACTGGGATAGTAAGCTGGTATAACTTTAATTTAGTTGTATTCAAGGAACGCTCCATTCATGTGGTAGTGACTGATCCATCTCAATCATCTGCTAGTAACTGGCCTGTTAATAGAATTGATAATACTGTCGGTTGTGTTGCTGGTAGGACTATAGCACAGGCTGGGTCTGATGTGTTTTTCTTGGCGCGGGATGGCATCCGCACTGTACGCACTATTCTTTCAGGTGCTCAGAGTTCTGTGTCCGAGCCTATCTCCACTCCTATTGACGATCTCATACAGAGAATCAACTGGGGCTATGCACAAAACTCATGCGCTAAGTTCTGGAACAATAGGTACATTATTAGTGTTCCTTTAGATAACGCCACAACACCTAACTATACTATTGTATTTAATACTGTAACTAGGTCTTGGAGTGGGTACTGGACAGGATGGACTAATAACGTGTACGCCGAGTCTGCATTTAGTAATTACCCCAAGCTCATAATGGGTGACAACAGCGGCAATGTTCTTACATGGCTTGATTACGTTAATGAATCTTCTCTAGCTTCATCCACCTATCAGGACAATTCTTCTGACATAGAAAGCTTTATTATTAGCAGGGGTCATGTTTACGGGGATTACTTATCTCCTAAGCTTGGGAACCATTTGGACATAGAGTTTGAGAATAGCATTGCTGGATGTCATTGCGCGGAAGTATATGCAACTCTTGATGAAGAAGCTGGTGCTACTGACGTATTGATCGAGAACAACATTCCTACTCAGACATCATCAGTTACGCTCCCAGTTACTTTGCCGTTTACCCTACCTTCCGTTGGCCCTTTCTCTCGCTCATTCTCCCTAAGCACGAAGGGTGAGTTCAATGAAGCTAGGTTTAAGATTAAGGCAAGCTCAGGTAGGCTATTAGTTAGGTCGATTAAAACCAGTGCGTTTATGAACACTATGGCTCTGGAGAGATGACTAATGACGAACACAAACGATTTTCTGTATCTGATGTCATTAGCTTCATCAGGCGATATGATACCAGAGGGCTCTGTTTCGGTGGATGGCCGGACAATATCTTGGAAATATACATCAAGTTCCATCAACAAAATGGAAGTCTCTGCCTCGTCGAGCAGGATGGTGTATTGGTTGGGATGGGAGTGGGATACCGAATCAATGAAAACGACTTGGATCGGCATTGGCAACCCTTCAACCCCGAAGGCGATAGCTTCTACCTGTCGGACATCGTATGTTCTGAAAGATGGGCAACCGCAACTTGTATCAATGAGTTTGCGGAGAGGGTTCCCGATTGGAGAAGGTTGCGAGTTCTCGCTCTTAGACATGGTAAAAGAAGAGAATTTTCACAACAACTAATAGAGAGGATATTTAGTGATAGTCAAAGGCACAGTTGTAAAAGGGAGGCAGTACGAGAACAAACCTCCGACAGCGAATATAAAGATGCAGAAGCCCTTGCCAGTGGGGGTGTATGTTGGGGAGGCGTACCGGACTGCCGAGCAACAGGGTAGCCTAGACGCAGTTGAATTAGGAAGAAGCTTTGTATGGGTAAACGATCACCAGCCAGATATAGCGGAAGCATACATAACCGGATACTGGGGGTGCGACCTGTACGGACAGTTTCTCTTTATTGAGAATTTAGTAGAACTAGACAAATCACAAATCCGAAACTTATACGACAACGCAATGAACTCTTGGGAGGAACAGTATGTACAACAAGCTTCTTGAAATAGCAAAGAGCATTACGGACTCTTACCGTGAAAGGTATTGGGCTGCTGCTGATGCTGTCAACAAAGGCACACCACCTCCTCCTGCCGCCCCTAATTATGCAGAGGCCAACCGAGAAGGTATCATGGCCGACATCCGAACCTTACCTGCCCGTAAAGCTATTGAGGCTGCGGCTAAGATGGGTGGGCACGGGTCTATTACTGTAGGTGGCGAGACTATTGACTACGACTTCCGTGGCATATCTGACCTAGACCAGCAGGTAACTAACTTAGAAGCCTACAGGCAGAGTGCTGACACAATGGCTCAGACTGCCTTGGACATCCAGAAGAAGTACGGTGCTGACTTTGCTGACCAAGCGTTGAAACGTATCGAGGAGTCTGATCCTGTCGGGTTTAAGGTACGGCGTAGGCTGGCCGAGATGACATTGAATGAGCTAGAGAAGGGTACGCAGTTGTCTGACGAAGAGGTTAAGTTTGCTGAACAGGCATTCCGCCGATCCTCTGCTGCTCGCGGTGGGCCTATGCTTGGAACTGCCCCTGCTATTCAGGAGACTCTCTCGCAGTATAACATGGGCCGACAGCTTCTTACTCAGCGCATGAACATGGCTCGCTCTTATGTTGGTATGCCCCAGACAGCGCAGTTCGGTCAGGTTGCAGGTGCTCAACAGGGTGCTGCTCCTTTCATGGGACAAGGGCTAGGTGCTGGTCTTGGAGTGAATGCTAACGCTGGGGCTCAGGGCACTTCCTTTGCCTCTAACATATTCGGGACACAGGCTCAGATATACAGCACTCAGATGGCTAACAAGAGCGATCCATTCGGTGCAGTGCTGGGAGGTGTGGCACAGATAGGCATGACAGGATTGGCTGGCGGCATCGGAGGAATGAAAACATTCGGTGGCAAAGGCGGATTTATGAAGGGTTTTGGTGAGCCATTTAGGAGTTAACAAGGAGATATTATTATGAGCTTTGAAGCAGGAATGAAATTTGCGGCTGACGCAATCGAAGGCATGAGCGTTCGTAAGGATCGTCGGTCACAACAAAGACTCCGTAAGGCGCAAGGCAAAGTCTTACGAGAAGATGCCAAGGAGAAGAAAGCTGAACGGAAAGCTAGGGAGAAAGGTGGTTACTATGAACCCGCGCCAACCCTAACTCAAGAGCAGCAGGATCAAGTTGATGCAGTTCCAGATTTAGCGTCAGATTTCAAGAAAGAGAAAGGCCCGCTTCAGGGTATGTTCTATAAGAAGGAAAAGGCTGCTGTTAAGTCGGAAGTAGCTAAAGCAAAGTCTGCCAAGCAAGAAGCTATTAAGCAAAAGCTGGTTAATGACCGTCAGAAAGAAATCAATCGGCTAACAACTACAGATCAATACTCCAGAATAGCCGAGGCAAAGGTTAAACAGGAGGAAGCTGCCCCTGAGAAAACCAAAGCTGATGCTGCGTACACTATGAAGCAAGTCGAGTTCTATGCTGAAGAGGCACGGAACAGGATGGACGTTGCTAGAATGAATGCTGAATCCAATAGGGTTACGGCTCATTCAAATATGCTGAACGCCACAGCTAACTTAGGGGAGTTGGAGTTAAAGAGAAACGAATACCAAGACTCAAAGACCTTAGCAGAAAACACTGTAGCGCAAAGAGCGGCCATTGATGAATCAGCATCACAGTTCCTTAGCGTTCTTGCATCTGGGCCGCAGGACGGTGAAGGGCCGCTTGCATTTACTGATAGAATGTGGGCTCTCCTAGATGACTCCACAAGATACGGAGGAGGGATACAAGCTAACAGCGACTACCAGCAGTTGAGGCGCGTTGAGCTAACGAAACATCTTGAAGATTATCTAAAAAGAAACAGGGACGAAAAGGATTGGCAGAATAGCAAAAAGTACGAAGTAATATCAGCCATTGCTAGTGACAGCCTTAAAAGAAGGGGTATGCAGGAAAGAGTGGAGCAAGCAAGGCAGAGAGACGGACAGCTTGGTGTGGAGGATTTAGAGACTCGCGCCTACATCTTGTATGATGCTAAACAGTCCGGCATACCTCTCAATGTCCTTAATGAAGATAACCCTGAATCTAAAAGTATCTGGGCTTACAACGTCAATCCTAACAGGTTGTATCAAACCTATCTTGAGGATGGTCAGGAAAAGCCAGTAACGGACGCCGATGGCAACTTACAAAAAACTAGGTTGCTAGACATGGACATTACTCTGGATCAGTGGGAGGACTACAAGCGTGATTGGCTACAAAAGAACAAGCCTGTTAATGTGCAGCGCAGAATTGAAGATTCAACTCAGAGCGGTGGAAGTGTAGGAGGTATTTCTTTAGACCCTAATCAGACAGCCCAGCCAACATCTAGGAAAAGTGACACTACAACCCTCACCGGACAAAACGCTGCTGCGATCACCGGAACTCCAGTATTACCCGCAGAGATGGAGAAATTAGCAGACCCAGATCAGGTGTTTAGGTTCCTGAATAACATGGCTAAAAGCCCTAACCCTTTGGTTTCCCCTATTCCGCCCTCATACGACGATCAAACTGGGTTAATGGAAACAGACCCAAGCTCCATTAAGGCTACAGGTGGAACTATCCCAGAAAGAAAACCAATGTCTGACAATACAGGCAGGTCGCTTACACCAACGGACGCTGGGGATACCATTGGTTTGCGTATAGACGAAATAACATCTAATTACTACACAGACCCAGAAAGCACAGGGGGTATGATTGAGCGAGGTGTTACTAACTTGGAGAAGCTAAGGCAGCAGGAAGAGGAAGTTAAACGCCAGACTAAGGGTGACAATTCTGAAGGTGCTATTGCTGCAAGAAAGCGAGCCGCAGATAGGGTTAGTGAAGCTAAGGAGGCTACTGAAATTCTAGAAGTAAGAGAGTTCACCTCAAAGTACATAGACGAAGATGACTATTATGTTGATGGAGACAGGGTTTTCTTGGACATAAAAATACCTGATGAAATTAAGAACGCTGCATCCCAGCTAAGTAAAAGTGATTTTGGCGTAACCCTCTCCGCATCAAGGTCTACACCGGAAAACTTAATTAAACGACGGCTTTATGAGCTAACGGGAAGTATGTCTAGATACGGTAGATTTGAGGGACTTGGCCTAACTAAAACTGTTGGTCATGGATACCAAAACAGAGTTGTTAAGAATTACAATCAACTAAAATCAGACTCTCAGATTAAAATACCTAAAGATGCCTCTGCTTATGATGCTAGAATATTGGGGGATAAAAGAGACAAGGCAATAAGAAAGCTAAAAAGCATGGAGCAGGAAGAGAAAAAACTTGCTGGTTATTTAGAGGTTATGGACAAGCTTGAAAATATTAAAGATGGACTAGGTAAAAACCTTTCAGTTCAAGATGCTCGTAAGTACGGAATTATTAAATAATGGCTTCTTCTATATTTGATTGGTGGCGGCAGCGTTACCCTGAGCAAGCGCAGTTTTCCGATGCTCAGTTAGCCGTTGCTATATTAAATAATAACCCTAACGCATGGGCTACACACCCTGAGCTTAACCAGTACAGGGACACCTACCAAAGAATCAAGGACAGAGAGAATGGTGCTGCTTTTGACAGGCAGACTGTTCAGGGCTTCCAGCAAGCAATGGAGAAGCCAGAGGAAGAGCGAGGCATATTCGCCACATACCTTAACGACCCACGCAAGCGAGGCATACTGATGTCCAAGCAAGCGGATATTGTTACGTCATTCTCTGGAGTCAATAAGGAGTTCACTAGGGAGGACGCTGAGAATCTAATTAAGATCAAGCAAGAACTGGATGACTTAGAGGTGTCGGAGCACTTCAAAGAGTTCCAAGAGGCTGACGGATTCTTAAATGCTTGGGGTGAGTTTTGGGGTCTAAAGGAAACTCCAGCTATCTTAGCAGAGGTAACAACAGAATCTCTCTCCGCCCTACTTCATAACGGCTGGAAAAAGATTGGTGCTGGTGCTGCTGCTGGTGCTGGAACTGCTTTAGCGGCAGGTCAACTCGGCCCTCAAGCGGCGGCTCCAGAAGAAATAATTACTGTTCCAGCGGGTGCTTTGTGGGGTGCGGCTGGAGGCATGGGTAAGACATCTTACGATTTATCTGCATCCTCTAAGTTCATGGAGACAATCGAAGCAACGGTTGGTCGTGATATAATGGATGACCCGCAAGCCTTGTTTGATTCTCTAAATGATCCTGAGACACTAAAGAAAGCTAGAAGCAAAGCGTTCAAGTACGGTCTGCCTGTTGCTTTGTTTGATACCATGTCTATGGGGCTGGCTGGCAGAGGCGTTAAGATAGGCGAGAAGATTGCCTCCGCTGCTGGTAGTCGCGCTGCTGCTCCAAGGCTTGCACAAGAGGGGCTGCTTAACAGGGCTGCTCGCTTAGGCTACCTAGGCACTGAGAAGGTCGCGCCATACGCAGCGGGAACTGCATTTCAAGGAACACTGGGGGCATCCGGTGACTTATTTGGTCAGCTTTATTCTGAGGGTAGGGTTGATGATTGGAAGAGTGTATTCTTAGAAGGCATTGCTGAGTTTGGTATGGCTCCGTTTGAGATTACGGCATCTAACCTGACTAAAGATATGTCGCCTGAGTACGCCCGTGCAATTCAAGACCGCATTAAGGATCGCTACAGGTCGAACATGACACTGGATCAAGTTCACGCTGGGTTCGATCAGCAAGTTAAAGAGGGTGTAATCACTGAAGAAGGTGCTGAGATTGCCAAGGGTCTAGCCACTGAAGCTTACGAGACTTACAACAATGAGGGTGTAGATGCTATTCCGCCTAGCTCGCAGGGCGCAGAGGTTAAGATCGGCAGGGAGCGAGCACTCAAGGAACTTAACACTGCAATCAAGAACGAACAGCGGCGTCAGGAAGGGACGTATGCTGTGCGTAGGAGCCAAGAGTCCGAGTCAATCCCAACAACCTCAACAATCTTAGGTACTAGGGCAAAGATTCAAAGATACACTACCGCTTCTGAGGAAGATAAAGCTACTATGCTTGACAGGGGCGATGTTGAGATAGGTCAGTTTACCCCGCAGGAAGTAGACAAGAGGGTTAGGTCTGGTAAGGGTATAGTTGCCCAAGACTTTGTTACACCTGAAGGAACTGCCAAGTCCGTAGAAAAGAAGCAAGACTTAGAGGAGGCTAGGGTTAAGAACGTATTGGAAGGAGCCCGTGAAGATGGAGTTTATGAGAGTTTCGATCAGCTTAAAGACCCACTTGCTGCATCTGAACTGTTGAGTGGCAATAGGGAGTTTGCGGATGATGTTAATAGCGGCCTGAATGACCCTGATACAGCGGAAATGAGTACCTCCGAAATAATCAGGGAGACTCTAGGGGCAACTAAGCATGAGGGATTACCTGACGTTAACAGGGAGAGGGTTGAAGCTATTGCTGCTTACTATGAATTGAACCCCGATTTCTTAGACCAGCAAGCAAACCTTGACGCTGGAGCAAACCCATTTGCAGAGGAGCAGTTAGATTTCTTTAGTGAGCAAGAGCGTAAGGCAAGGGCAGCAGAACCCGCAAAGAGAGAGATCGGTGCGGCTAAAATTAACCCAGTTGGATTTATCTCCCACTCCGAGGCGGGGCCAGTAACCGAGCAGATACTTGAAGCAGAAGAGGCTAAGTATTTTGACGCACCGCAAGTAGACACAAGAAGGCGCGGCCAGAAGGAATTGTTTGAGCAAGCCAGAGAGGATAGCCCTGAATTATTTGAAGCCAAGGGGCCAGCGCAGCAGATCGCGGATGAACTCGACAGGATTGAATCTAGAAACAGGCAGCTTGCGGGAATTGACAGAGGTTTAACTGGCACTCCGCTTGGTGAGGGTGAGGCTATTGATGCGAGGACGCCCATACAAACCACAAAGAAGGGACAGCTTGATCCTAGTCAGTCAGCAATTTTCTCCTTAGACACCAGCCAGTTTACTGTTGACGAGCTTGGCGCATTTGCGGTTCCGGTTAAGGTTTCCAGAAAGGGAAGAGAGGATGAGGCATTTAGTCTAGTCGAGGGGTGGCGAAGGTACGGAACTAAGCTTGCCTCTGAATGGAAGTACACCTACGGGGATAAAGCTGCTCAATGGGCATGGGAATCGTTTACTAAAGCTGTTCTTTTAGCTAAGGGTAGGGTGGATGCTGAGAAAGCAAGAGCAGCCGCCCGTGGAGTTGAACCAGATTTAGCTAAAAAGGGTCTGTATAAAGAATTCAGTGGGTTCACCGTAATGCACAATGCTTTCCGCGATCTATCAAGGCGTGCTCGCAAAGAGAAAGAGGTTATGGGAAGCCAGATTCTCACATCCAAGAAAAAGGTTGCTTTGGGTGGTGCAGGATGGGAGTTAGCCACACGGCCAGAGGGAACATTAACCGTACGACAAGAGAGAGAGCTTCAGAGATTTGAGGACGCTGAATCAATATACACAGAACTAGGGGAGTCGTATTTACCAGAAGCCTCAAGGGCGGCGGATGACATCATAAGCACTAACCCCGACCTTAACAGGCAGATAGATGAGAGTAATCGCACTCCTGCCGAAGTCGCTAGAATGGAGAAGGCGAGAGATGACCTTACTGAGTTCATAGCCCAGTTTAATTCATTGATAGACTTTGAGCTAGGGATAGAAACTAAATCACCAGTTGAGGACATATCTTCCACTGGGCTCTCCCGCAGACTGTTCAGGGAAGTTTTAATGCCAGCCCTAGCCAAGTCCATAGAGCGAGAGAACTCAAAGAAGCCGGAGTATAAGAAGCTTATCAGGGAGCGCGAGAGTCTTAGCAGCGAACTGCGTAGGTTAGACAAGAGGATAGATGACATATCAGGTAACAAGCTCGTACAGTACATCACTAGGTACAACAGCTACGCCACGCAGATTAAAGCTTCTGACCTGTACAGTGATTCGGAGATTCAGAGCAATCCATCGCTAACTCCCGACACTGTTATTACTCACCACTCAGTAGTCGAAGGTGTCTACGAGATTCTTGCAAGAGAGAACATACTGCCGAAGAACGCCAACATTGAAATTGATGTTAAGCTTGGCGAGAGAACTGTAAGGCGGAAAGCTAAGGAGCATATTGCAGAACTTGAGAGCCGTCGCAAAATAGTCAGCAACGCACTGTTTGATCTTGGGGTTAAGGTGAGAGCCGCAGAAGAGGCTATGTCTGGTAGCACTAGGAACGTAGACTACGATGGCATTCGTGCTGGGATAGCTGAGATTTACAAATCAGTAAACCAGAGCAGGGAACTACAGAACTTTCAAGAACTCTCTGGAGCACCAAAGCAAACTAAGACTCAGTATTACGTCAAGAACAGTCGGCGCGGTGGTATGAGAGTTGCCACCCAGAAAGAGCACGCTGGGTTCGGTGGGGAAAAGGCCACGAAGCCAATTTACGGCAGCGCAAAAGCTGGGATGTACACTAACTACTACCTGAGAGAGAAGCTTAATCTGCTGCAACGAAAGGTAACTCAGTCATTTAACCAAGCCACCCTGTACTCCGCAATAGGAAACCAGAAGCAGTTCATGGATGCGTCGAGGGACGCGCAGTTTGCGGAGACAGTAAGAGGAACTGAGCCTGACCTGTTCAACCAAGGCGTTAGGTTCTTCAAGGAGGACAAGCTTAGTGGTTCATTCTCTGAAGCCTTTGACCATATTTACTCTCAGCTTAACCCAGAGGAGATGGCTTTTGCTGATAAGTTCCTGCCCTTCCTGAAGCTCGCTGGTGCTAAGGCAGCACTGAACACTAAGGTTATTTTAGTAGAGCTTAACAGTAGTGATGGCGCAGCCCCTCCAGCATTTTACAACACAGTCTTTGACCAGATTGTTATAGACCCTAACAGGTTGCGTAACTCTCCATTCACGGCATTCAAGGTCTTGCTTGAGGAATACTTCCACTCCCTTACATCCGGTGCTCTCTTGCTGGACTCCAATAAGGGCATGAAGAAACGCCTGACTAAGATGCTTGAGAAGATCAGAGCGGAAGTTAAGAAGCGTGGAGGGTATGAGGCTGTCGGTATGAAGTCAGGTTATCCGTTGCTTAATGAGCACGAGATGATAGCCCACGCACTGTTTGACCCAGCATTTGAATCGCTGCTCAGAACTATTGCCCCGACTGAAAAGACTAACAAGTTCACTGACTTTTTCGATCAGGTGCTTGACGCCATTAAGAAACTTCTCGGACTGAACAAGAGCCACGACAACATTCTTCAAGAGGTTCGTGAGATGGCGTTCAACCTGATGCACCAGAAAGAGGTGATGACCAGCCGAACAGGTGGAAGGTTTGGAGTTTACAATGCCCTTATGAGTGGAGGCGGTGACAGAATTGTTACCATTAAGCACTACGATACAGGCAAGTATGATGAGCACGTTTGGATAGCCAACAACCCACGGTCAGGCGTTCGCATCCACAGCGACGATAAGCACTACAGCTACATCCCGCCAGACACTAGGACTAAGGAGTTCTTTGATGCTGTTAAGAAGGGAATAAAAGAAGAGGCCAGCCTATCTGAGTTTGCGGAGACACCCTTCGCTGCTGCATTCCACGGCTCACCAAGGTCAGAGAAAATTGATAAGCTTAGTACCGACTACATAGGTACAGGTGCGCGTGGAGCTTCATACGGATGGGGGATTTATTCCTCTTCAAAAGAAGATATTGCCGCCACCTTTAAGGAGGAAGGAGGCAGAGGGTACAAGGTTGAACTAGCCCCATTAGACGATGAATACTTGCTATGGGACGAGTCACTTCTAAATCAAACTAAAAAGGTTCAACAATCTTTAGAGAAAATAGAGAACGACCTAGGCGAGTTACTTCCAGTTAACTTAAATAGCGGTGCTCAGATATACAGAACAATCGAGGAGATGTTGGCAACGAAAATGCGTAGGGAGGGAGATTTTCAAACTAGGCCCGACAAAGCCGCATCTCTTATGCTCCTAAAGCACGGCATTCGTGGTAATAAATTTTCTGCGGCGGGTGAAATTAACTACGTCATATTCGATGACTCGGACATAGAGATAACCGGATCGTTTGCCGAGCCTATTCCAGAGAAAACAGAGGGTGAGTTAGCTAAGGATAAGATACGCCGCAGCATAGAACCTATCGAGCGCAAGGAAGGTATGGTTCGATCCGAGATGAGCTTGTGGGATAAGTTCAAGGAGCAGCTAGTAACCAAGTCTCAGATACTTAATGTGTTCCAAGACATGATAATGGAGCGCAACAACATAGCTGGTAAGACTCGCGTGACCTTGGCTGAGATGCACGAACTTCAAGCTGGCAGTCCGGTTAAGGCTGACCTTCGGGTGAGTAAGTTCCGAGAGGATATGCAAGCACTGTTAGGAAAAGACCCTGAGCAGTTGCAGAAGTTCAACGAGTACATCACTAACCTGCGTATTCAGGATCGCCTAAAGAATCCATTAGCAGAAGAGGACTTGGCTCGCCTTGAAACTCTTAATGGTTACATAGACCTTGAGGGTAACTTTGTAGTACCGGAAGAGGAGCTTGCTGCTGGTAGAACTACCGAGGATATTAAGCACGAGTTTATTGCGTTAGTTGATAAGACCAAGAGAGTCGGTGACTTCAAGGATAGGTCTGATGTGCCTACTCTTGTTAAGGGTGTTGAAGCGTTGATGGAAGAGATCAATGACCCAGAGATACTGCGCTACCAACGCAACGCTGACGGCAACATAATGTACAACGTGGACGGGCCTTTGTTTGAAGGTAAGTTTGTCGAGGCTGCCGAGTTGTATCACTCACACTTTCAGTCTGCCCTGTTCGATATGTACAATTCAGGGCTTATCACTAGCCGTGCGTACACGGACATGGTTAACAGTTCGTCCTTCTATGCCCCGTTCTTTGTACTTAAATACTTTAACCGCAACCCAGAGGATACGTTCGGTTCTTATATCAAAGGTATTCAGGATGAGGATTGGGGAATACTCCGTCCTATGGATGCTGCTGAGTACAAGCTATACAACACGCAGCTACGGATTGACCGCAATCAAATGCTCCTGAAGATGAAGGACTTTAAGGATGACTTTGATCCTGATGGTAACTTCATAACGATTTCAAACGAGCAGTACACAAGCGCAGACCTAGACTCTGTTAAGTTCTACGACAGGGGGAACGTGCGCTACATGGTAATGGATGATGATGTGGCTCGACTACTTAATAGCTTTGATCCGGTAAGCACATCCACCACATACATGACCACTAAGCTCGCTGGCGACATCTTTAAGCTTGGTGCTACGGGGATGAACTTATTCTTCCAAGCAGGTAACTTCTTGATGTTTGACCCGATCCGTCTACTGACTACATCCCGTGCTGGGCTGCGAGCTAAGGACAAAGGGTTGAGTCCAATCGTCCTAGGTATGCAGTACCTCAAGGCAATGATGGCTTCGTCTTGGGCTAACCTGACACCTAACTCAGTAAAGAATCTAGTCCGTGAGTATGCACCCAATCAGATTGACCAGCTTGAAACACTCTACTCTGAGTTCGTTAACAGTGGTGCTGCTGGCTCTACGATAGCTGAGTATTTCGACAAGGCTACGCAGATTAAAGACCCGCTGGCTCGTGGCAATAATGCTAGGCGTAACCCTGTATCTAACGCAATCCTCTGGGGTAATGCCAAGGCTAGTAGTGTTGGTAAGACATTAGAGCAGACTGCCAAGATGGTGGGTATGCAACGCATGAAGATTTTTGAGGGGCTGGATGTATTAGAGCAGAAGATACAAGACGAGAAAGACCCGCAGAAACTAGCAGCCTTGCAGAAAGAAGCTCAGGAAGTGTCCGACCAGATTGCTGTAGAGATTCGCAACTTTGCTGGATCACCGGACTTTATTAGGAAGGGTAAGTTCACTGACTCGGAGGCATTGAATGTTATATTCATGTTCTTCAACGCACGGATTCAGGGTGTCGAGCGTGACCTCTCCCGTATGCTACAGATATTTAGTCCGAAGGGTGATAAGGCTGAAGCCATGAAGGTGATGATGAAGGTGAGCGCATTCGCCGCTATGCCTACCATGCTGGCTTGGTCTATGAACCGTAGGTATAAAGATGATTACGATGAGGTGAGTGATGAAGAGAAGAAGCGGTACTTTATGATACCGTTGGATGAGATGTTTGAGCATCCTTACATTGAAGGTAAGATGGTTAGAGATTACATCCGTGTACCTCGCCGTGAGTCGTTTGGATTGTTCTCTTATACTCTTGAGAAGGGGCTGGACTTCTTTTACGAGAAAGACCCTGCCGCAGTTAACGAGCTTCTCGGATTCTGGCTGGAGTCTACAATGCCAGTGAACATTGCCGGACTGACTGAGGGTGATCTGCTCAAGGCTGGTGAGAGTGTTGGCTCTAGCTTGAACCCGCTACTCAAAGCTCCCGCTGAGTTGATTGGCAACCGTAACTTCTTTAGGCATAAGCCATTGGTTCCGCAGTCACTTGCTGACGCTGATGCTAAGGAGCAATATTACGAAAGCACACCTGATGTGTACAAGGCACTTGGGGGGATGACGGGGTTAGGTGCTCTTAGGACTAAGCACTTACTGGAATCGCTAACGGCTGGTGGTATCACTCAGTTCTTCCCGAACAAGGACGTTGGCATTCCTAGCGAGGCTGGAGTACCTGCACTTGGCAGAACCATAGCTTCCACTCCGCTTGTTTCCCGTCTGGCTAGAAGTTCTTATCTTGCGGAGAGTGATTTACAGGAGATCATGGATGACTCTGACCAGTTATCTGCTACTGATCGTGTGATACGGCGGAGGTTTGTTGATAGATGGTTCAGTGATACTAGAGGTATGACGATACAGGATAGGGTGAGACACATCCCTCCTGCTACGAACCATTCTGAGAAGCTGCGTAACGATATGATAATTAAGAGGCTGCGGATGATGGCTTTGGGACTTGAGCCGGATGAAGCAAGGCTGGCGGGTATGCCAGTGGACGCCCGTGCGGATGTCATATTTAATCAGATGCAGAACAAGACTCCCGCTGAAGTGAAGGTCTACCTGACGGACTTGGCTAGTAAGCGTATCATCACCCAAGGAGTTGCCAACGTGTTAATGGAACGCATGGCATCTCGCGGTGAGGACATATACGACTATACTGCCGAGCCCGTCAGGTAGGTTGCCTAGGCTTCTGGTTCAAGGTCGCGTATCTTCTTATTGATATCCTTGATCTTCTTGCCTAGTTCTACTCTCTCCTCTCTCTTTTCAGGCCCACCCCATTCTTTGAGTTGGTTGAGTTGATCGGACAGAGTTTTTCTATGTTGCTCTAGAGCCCACAGCTTTCCAGCGTAGGATGTTTCGCGTGGTGCGCCGCCAGACGATTGACCAGCTTGCTTAGGAGGGAACACACCCTGCCAGCCCTTAGCTATCGTCTGTTGCAATGCGGCAATACCAGCGGCTTCGCCACCCCAGTTAACCATCTCGGCCCAGAGTTTGCTGACTGACATAGGCTTGAGTTTCTTAGCACCTATCTGTCTGCGGTACTTCTCATACTCTTCCCATGCCATCTTGAACTCATCGGTGTCGAGTGGTGGTGGTAACTCTGGCGTCTCGTACTCTTCGGTACGTTTCTCCCAGTATTCCACACGCTTTCTTGCTGCGTCCTCTACCTTGGTATTGACTGACTGCCATTTCTCCCAGCCCTTGATTTCTCCAGCATCGTTAACCCATTTAAGTTTCTTAAACAGTTCAATGATCCTGTCGAATCTGGCCGAGTCTCCGATGCCCTCTTCGGTAAACATACCTAGGGCTTCAGCCACACCTTCCTTCTCTATATCGGATAGCTCCCTAAGATCAGGTCTGGTGCGTTTCCAGCAGTCGGACTTGACCCACTCCCATACAGCGCAACCAGCACAGTCACGCTTCTGGAGGTAGATCATTTCCTTGTCATCCATCATGTACACAGAGTTCCTGTACCATACGTTTGGGGTCTTTCTCATGTTTTAGTTTCTCGTATTCCTTCATTGTCCTTCCGTACAGCATTCGGAACTCAGCAAACGCTCTCTCATTTGGGTCAAGCCTCTCCTCAACAATAGCAATGCCGTTGATGATAGTGCCATGATCCCTGCCTAGAGCCCTACCCAGACTGCTCCGAGTGAACTCCACGTTTGCGTTCATGCAGATATGATAAACAATAAACCGTGCGTCACACGCTTCCGGCCTCTTGTCTTTGTTGACAATTCTGGCTGGAGATATGCCGCTTGCTATTGATACCGCAGCTATTGCTCTGTCAAGAACAGCAGCTTGATGTTTGTCAGGGTTCTCTAACGCCCCGACCTTGCCCCATTTCCTAGAGGCGTATGATGCTCTCTCGCTCATAACGTACTAGAATGGAGGTTGATCGTCGTCAGGAGCGTTGCCTTGTGGAGCAATGTCCTTCTTGAACTTCTCGCTAATCTGGAAGCTGAAGTATTTGTCACCTGTCTTGAGCCGTGCCGTATCTTTCGATGCAGTCTTGAGCCAAGCGGCAATCTCCGCCTCCTGCTCCATACCGTTAACCATCAACGTGCAAGGCCCAGTGTATTCTGGCTTGTTATCACCCTCTTCTTTGTAACCGTTCTTCATCAGAACTCCGTTACCTAGTTTTTCTTGTGGCATAATATTATGCTTTATCCTTTCTCCAGTATTTAACTGGGTGTCCTTCTTTTATTACGGAAGAGATAAGGGTGGACAATTCCCTATCTGCTTCTTGTTCGCTGACTCCTTTGTGTTCAGCAAATTGTTTCCTAAGCTTTGAGTACGACACGGTACAGGCGTTAACAAATACATCGGCTGGCAGTCCTGACTGAATCAGTGCTCCGGTTATATCTGTTATCTTCTTGGTTCCCTTGCGGGTAGACTTTGACCATCCATCTACCTCGTCGAACTCATCTCTTTTCTTCTTAACCATTTCAATGAACGAACCGCAGACCTGAGCAACGTCACTAAACACGCCCATTGTCTTGCCGTCCGTTATTGCATCGACCTTCTCCTTGAGTATCAGCCCTTGCTTCTCGGCTACCGTCATTGCAGTAGACCTGAGTGCGGTGCAATACTCAGTGTGGTGACACCAGTTACAGTAGTCACATGGGTTAGGCGATCTGGTTGGGTTGTTAACTGAATCCACAATACGAAACGCAAGTGTCTCAGCTTCCTCCCTGCTGAATGTGAACTGGTCAATCTTACCCAGAGAAGAGTAGATCAGGTGGCAGGTTATTTGTTCTATGCCATCCCGCTGACATATAGCTGCTGCATACACAGCCATCTGCGGTACATAGTTCCTTTCCATCTGACCTGTCTTTAAGTCGAACAGATGTCCTTTACTATATGCGTCATAGGTTCCGAATGTTACCTCTTCACCATCACGCATCAGCTTGACCTCTATCTCTGACTCGATTGGGTTATCGCCAGACACACGCTTGATGTATTCAGCAGCCTCTACAATTTCTTTCTCGTAAGTCTTACTCATTTTGTAGTAGCTCGCTTAGTTGTTCGTGTAGTTCGTTCCCTCTATCAGCAGCCGCACTACTCCCTCCTTCTCTAGACTTGTAGCAAGGACAAGCCTCAAGGGCGGGGAATGAGGATGGTGATAGGGTTTCGTGATGCCGACTAGGGGCTGTTTTCTTTTCCAGATTTTCTGGGATTAGTGTTTTTGTGCTTGTTATACCCATAAGTTCCTCCGAATCGTTTCTTGTACCACTTGTTAAAGGCACGATTAAACTCTTCGCATTCTCGTATGGTAGGGACGCGCCCCCCGTGTTCTGGGTTGGAGGACGCGTCCTTAGCCATTACTTACCTCTCCCTTCTGAAGCTTCACCATCGTCATCTTCGGCAGGTGGTATAACTAGCATACCGCCATAGCCTTGACGCTTTGAGTATGTGTGCTCACTGGCTAGTGCCTGTTGCCCTTTTCTCTCAGGTGACATAGGCCAGTAGCCCCTAAGCCAAGTGTCAGTTGCCCCATGCAATATTGTTGTGACTAGGAACATTCTAACACCAGCACTCGTCTCCTTGGGTACTGTCTTTTGGGTTACTGCCAGCCCGTTCTTAGCTAGGATAGGCCCAGCCTTGGCAACTAAATCACCAAGCTGCTGAAACGTGCTAGGAGTACCGTCCGGTCTCTTGAAGTGCGGGTTCCTGCCTGTCTCCACAACACCATCAGCCCATTCCGGCTGCGCTTTCGATAAGGCCAACGCCACACCCTTAATGCTAGGGCTTGATATTGACCAATCTTCCTTGCTCTTCAGCTTGGCTTGCAGTTCTTCCATGTGTTCGGCCATCTCCTCAACGACCTTGTTCAGTGCATCTACTTGCTGTTCCGCAGTAACGGGAACACTCTCTTGGTTCTCTTCGCTCATACTTATTTTCCTTTTTGGTTAATGGGGATTTCGCCCCGTACTAGTTGAAAGAAAAGGTCGGACTCCATTGTAACCAACCAGTTCTCTCTAGATTTCTTGTGTGCTACTAACGGTGGCTTGCCATCACAATCATTCTTAGCCTGAGCCATTGCGTTAGACACATTGAGTTTCTCTACGAACTTAACTTCAAAGTGGAAAGGCAGGTTCGTTATTACATCGGGAGCCTCCTGCCCTCCTGCGAAACGGCCAGCGTTCTGACACCCTCGGATTGCATCGAATCCATGAGAGCGTATGACATCACGCCATAGCCTCTCGCCTCTAGCTCCCTTCTGTTTCGAGTTCATCGTCTACCTCCGCGAGATGAATGAGTTCTTCAACTACCTCAGTCTTGGACTTACCCGTAGACTTAGCTAGTTCATCCAGCCTTTCGACTGTTGCATCTGATAGTCGATAGGAACGGAGTCTCTTACCGTCCTTGTACTTCTCCTTCTTAGTGATCTTGATTGGCACGGGCGCATTATATGTACGCCTGTACTTACAGGTCAACCACGAAGTGCTCGCAATGTCTTGCCCTTACTTGGGTGAGCCATGACCTTCTTGTACACCAGCAACCGAACGTCCTCCTCAACCTCGTTAAGAAACTCCTTGGATACCATAGTGAACTTGCCACCCTTGAATCTTTTGGATGTTTCTATCGCTTCCTTCTTTACATTGGTAATGTTTATTAAGTGCATTGCTTCCTCCCTCTTCTGAATTTTGCTTTCTCTATTTTTTTAGTGTGGCAAGTAAGTAAGTCCATCAGAGACTCAGCTTCCTCCCATGTATCGAAAGGCCCCCAGCTTTTAACATAAGGCGGCGGGTTACTCTTTAACAACCTTGGCCCAGCGGGATTGCCATTAACTGTTACCACACGATACTTGAAGTAGTCAGGTATATCTTGTTCCATAAACTTCACTTGCATGGGTTCAACTCGGTAGGGCATAACCTGTGATATTTGACTAGTATCTTTCATTTGATTAACCTCCTCTCAGTCATTACAACTCTCACGACTCCTCGCTCGTAACGTCAAAGGAGGGGCAGGGAAATTAGGCATCAGCCCCCTGCCCCTCCATTTCTTTTAGTTGTTGATTGTCTCCTGTGTGGCAGTAGCAAGAGGTCGGTGCTCTCTCACGGCGTACCCAGTGATACCACTCTTAGGTGTCCTGTTTGACTTGCGCTTAGTAACACGCTGACCAGTGAGCTTGATGTCCTTGAACTTGTCATCATCTCTGGCACAGAAGTCAATCAGTTCCTTGAGTACACGCTGGGTTTCTACTGACCGCTTGACCAGTGAGCCATCCTCGTGCGTGAGGTGTTGCGTAATGCAGTTGAATAGATCACCAACAGCAGCGGTGGCTTCCTGATCCGTGCGCTGCGGGAACTTCCATACTTCCTCCCTGCTGGTACCCTCATCCAGAGTAACAATCCTGTTGTTATCGTGGAAGTGGTTGTGCCAAGTCTTACCCTCGAATGGATGCCTGTTATCCGGTATGTTATTCCACCGTGTCGGCTGCGCCCAGATGCTTTGGACAGCCTTGCGTGTGCTCTTCCTGCCGTGACCGAACAGGTTCTCAATCATGTTAAGACCTTCTTGGCAGGTAACTTGAGTGCGTAAGTCTCTGAACATAAACCCGTACTCGCTGACTCCCATACGGAAATCTTCCAGCGAATTGTTCAGTGCCTTGACTATGGTTTCTATGTTGATGTGCTTGGTGTGCCTGAGCGTGGCCCGTTTGATTATAGACCGTGTTGTCCAGCCATTCATACAAGCCACACGAGTAACACCAGTTTCAGGTTCAACAGACCAGCTACCATCGTGGCTAGTCTTGATGCGAACATCCCATGCTAGTATGTCGCCTGTCTTTACCTCCGTCTCTTGGAACATTGGCAGACTCCAGTTCATAATGCACTTGCCCCCGTCTACCTTGGTTCGGGTAGCTGGAAACGTCTGCGATTGGAACTTGAGTCCGACATCGTCCATGTTTTTCTCTCCTAGGTAGAACTCAATCGCATTGTCTACACACTCTTTAACGTCCTGATATTGTACGATACCATAGTTATCTGAGTGCTGGCCTAGACATAAGCCATTGTCTCTCCTGTATATTGCCATGTAACCCTCAACAGGACGCCCTTCTTGTGGGCCGCTGGGGTACATGACATTTCCACTCACAACTTCAAAGTCATGAGCCATCTTGGTTTCTTGTGTATCTTCCATTGTTCTAGTTGAGTCACCTGATACTATCAAGCAACTGCATACCGCCCACGACTAGCCCTGCAGTACAGCCAGCCATGAACGGTGTTGCAGCAGCCTAAAAGCTACCTATTTAACATCATCTGGATGAGCCTGATCCTTTATTATCTTGGTTACTTTCTCATCAATGAACGCCATGTTTTCCATTTCCACATTGAAGAATTTAGAAGCCGTTTCTCTCTTCATGTATATGACCTCGCCAGTTCTATACGCATCATTAGGGTGCATCTTACTGCTGTTAGTATCATTTGACTTCTCACTATCTATGCAGACTAAGGCAACATAACCTGCATCTAGTTTCTCCTGAACTTCAGGGCAGAACCCATTGCCTGTTACATTATTACCTAAGCCTGTCCTTCTGTTCTCTCCCTCTAGGTCTACAGTTGGCTCACCTTTATAGTATCTCTTAGCTAATAGCAGCGAACCTGTTTCGTATTCCTTACCTGTCACAAGACAGATATGTTTTTCCATTGCAACGTGTGACTTACTCATTTGTTTCCTTTGGTTACTTGTTTGGTTTGAAATTGTCTCCTGCCCGATTAGATACCTGCATTTTTTTATTTGAAAGGAGTCGCAGGACGGACAGGAGCGCGAGATTGAGAGAGCATATAAGGTTTGTTTCAAGTGTGCCAATGACAGAGGGAAAACCTACCCCCTAAACACATATCTACGGCTCTCCCGTAGCATCATTCCCTTATATGCTCAAAGCTCCTTATACTATAGATATAATCTAATCTATTCTAATCTATTCTATTATATTCTATTCTCTTGTGAGTATTGTGGAGATGTCTGGAGATAGCTGGAGACTAGTTTTTAGAATATTTACCAGCATCTTTCTCTTCCTCCAGTAAGGTGAGCCGCTTTCTTATCAGCTTCTCCTCTCTCTTGATGTGATCGAAGGCTTGCTTCATATCCATTAGCTCTTGCTCCACACGCTCGACAATCATCTTCATGCCTAGGTTTGTGTGGATCATATCTTGCTCAAGCTTGGATACTTTATCTATTAACGCCATGTCTCTCTCTGGTATCATTATTTATTCCTCCAAATGTAGATGGTATTGTCCATTAGTTCTGTCTCTCTCGTCTTGGCTGATGATCTCCTGCTCCATATACCTCATGCCAATGTGTGATTCTATTCTCTCTATGCGAGCAGACAGTTGATCTATGCTATCAAGCAGGGACTTTTCGTGCTGTCTGTACAATGTCACACTGGTTCTGCTGGTTTGCTGGAGTTGTTTCTTTAGGGCATTTAGCTCACCCGCTAGTATTTCAGGACTCATTTTGCCAGTTGAATTAGGATTAGGATTGTGAAGATTGCAATCATTACAGTGAAGCACGCGCCAGCTATCATGCCTTGTGTTTCCTTCTGGATTCTTGCGTTGTTACTCTCTTGGATTTCTTTTTTGATTTGTTCTAGTCTATCGTAGTTTATCATTTTGGATTCCTCCTCACTAAAAAAGGGCGGGCGAAGCCCAGATTGCTCCAGACTCCGCCCGCTTGGTGATTACTTCTGACTTTCGAGAAGCTTCACAGCAGCAGCTAACTGATCGGATGTGTATTCCTTACCGCTAACTGTCGTGGTGTGTTTCTTGATTTCCTTCGGCTTGAGCATTGTGGTCACCATCTTCTTCTTGTTCTTCTTCTGAACAATAGTGATGTAACCTTCTGAACGTGCTTGCTTGGTGTTCGCGTCGAACTGATCTTCAATGCCTTTCATCTGACGCACGGCTCGAAGGCCGAGGTTGTAGATGTCATCGAATGCATTCTTTCTATCGAACAACGGCGCACCGTCTTTTGTCCAAGCTTTCTTGGGAACTTCTTTCTTCAGCTTGTAATCGTAAACAAACTGACCTTCTAGCTCCACAAGCTTCGCAACTTTGCCATCCTTCTCAGTCACCTTGCGGTGCTCAAGATCAATGGCTTTGAACGCTTTCTTGAACGACAGTCCATCAAGAGTTGTCACTACTTCGAGTGATTCCTCCTGACTTCCAGCCGCAGGATTACGCATCCAATCAGGGACAACCTTTGAATCATTCAGATCCATCTTGCCAGCCCATGACCGGATTATGTCGCAAGCGATAGGCGGAATGTTATTAGCATCTAATTGATCCTCTAGCTCATCATTACTTAATGAGAACAGCGAGACAGTCCATTCAGATGATGTCCATTCACCATTATCGTTGTGCTTTGCGTTGTTGTTCAGCGTTGCCGCTACCTCTGGTTTCTTTGCAGTGTTTTGCATAGTATTTGTTGTATTATGTTGTGACGGTATGTGACCATCCATCAGCCATCGGAAATATTATTGGTTTATTAAGCTAACTTGTACTTCTGTTTGTAAACAGCTTCTACTGATGTCTTGAACTCTGGAGTAATCTCCATTCCTTTCTCTTGATGCCACTTCAATGCGAATGCGACATCCTTATCGCACATTGCTCTCACAGCGTCCTTTTGCTCTTGCTCCCTCACCTCTTCAGGCGTTGGCTCAGTATGCTCTTCGGATGCTGCGATTACTTTGGTTTCTTCGTTAATGCTCTTCATTTCAGTTTGTTCTAATGTGGTTTCCTTCATTGTCATTGTCCTTCTTTGTTGCTCCGATGACTGATGGATGGCCACAGCAGTATCTCACTCGCCTCACGGCAGACGTTATGATTTTCGCCAGTGAACTGCTATGACAGACGTACCTTCCGTACATCTACACACTCGGTGCCTTCCGTTATCAATACAACTTTTTCACGGAAACCTCGTGCCGTCCCGCTTCGGTATGGTCTGAAGTGACCCGCAATGCGAGAAGTGAACCCGCCAGACTGTTGATCCAGCTATCACTCGGGCCTTGCACCCGCACGGAGAGTTGACTTGACTCGCCCTCTCTCTACATATATATACGAACACCACATTCATAAAAAAACAGATGCCGAAAATAGCTGAACCAACCAAACTCCCGCCCGTTCCCGAGGAAAAGATCGACCAGCTTTGCGATGTGATCCGCGAGGGACTCTCCGTCCAATCCGCCGCCAAATTCGTGGAGTTATCCGTGCCACAGGTGGAGAAATGGGTGCGTATGTACCCTGCTCTGAAATTGCGGATAGACAAGGCCACGGCTGACCATGAGCATCACCTCGTTGCCCTCGCCACTCAGGCATCCCAACGTGACGGGAAATTGGCCATTGCGATCCTCGAACGCCGCCACGGTCAATGGAATAAGACAGATAGACAGGAGATTAAACAGGAAACGCAGGGAACAGTGTCGCCGGAGCTGTTGAAAGCACTGCAATCCGCACCTGAGCGCGTGACACCACGGGGGGACACCACCCCCACCGGCACGGTATAGTTACTATCTACCCACCTCAAATTATCGGAGCACCAAAAAAGTGGCCCTAAAGTTAAAGAAACCCCTGAGAAGTACCAAAGTTTCCCGTAAAATCACCAATGCTGTACAGTCTAGGGTAGCCAAAAAGGGCGAAAAGAAGCTCACAAAGCGTACAATCGTGGAGAGAGCAGCCCAACTGGAGAACTTTCCAGAGCTATTCCTAGGGCTAAAGGCGTATGAGTGGCAGAAACGCGTTCTAAGCGATCTTAATTTCAAGGAGGCCCGTGTAGCCATGAAGGCCGCAAACGGCTCAGGAAAGACCTCTCTCGTCGCAGCAAGCGCGGTTCTGTGGCACATGATAAGATTCCCGCAGAGTTTGACCATTACGACGGCTGGGGTATGGCGTCAGGTGGAGGATCAGCTATGGCCTAACCTGCGTAAGTACATTGCGAACCTAGGGGATGGCTGGAGAGTGACCAGTAACGAGCTAGAGTTCAGCAATGGCAGCAGGGCGATTGGGTTTAGTACGAATGATGCGGGTAAGTTTGAGGGCTGGCACAGGCAGGGGCCGACAGATAACCTGCTGATGATAGTCGATGAGGCTAAGACTGTGCCTGATTCGATATATGAAGCTATCGCTCGTTGCCAACCAAGCAGACTGTTAGTGATGTCAAGTCCCGGCGGGCCGTCAGGTGCGTTCTACAAAGCGTTCACGAAAGAGGCTAGTTTCTGGAAAACTCATAGTGTGACTGCATTTGACTGTCCACATATACCGCAGTCGTGGATTGATGAGCAAACAGAGAAGTGGGGTATAGAGCATCCGTTAATTCGGTCTATGATATACGGGGAGTTCATGGACTTGGGCTCAGAGAATCTGGTTATACCGTATAACACCCTACAGTTCTGCTATCAGAATCCCCCGCAGAAAAGGGCAGGCCAGCGTATAGCCTTTTGTGACTTCGCGGCTGGGGGTGACGAGAATGTGCTATGTATTCGTGAGGGTAATGAGATTCTACCGCTGAAATGCTGGAAGGAGCGTAACACTATGGACTCTGTGGGTAGGTTTATTATGGAGTTCAAGAAGTCTGACCTAGACCCAAGCTGTATATACGCTGACGCTGGAGGTCTGGGCATACCTATGTGTGACGCTCTGGCTGAAGCTGGGTGGGCGGTTAATAGGGTAAACAATGGTTCTAAGGCTTACGACGATAGGCATTACGGGAACCGAGGGGCTGAGATGTGGTACGAAGCGGCCCGCATAATTGAGAAGGCAGAGGCTATACTGCCGGAGGACGATTTACTTATTGAGCAGCTTACCACCAGATTAGGTAAGACGAACAGTAAGGGTAAGCTAATGCTGGAGAGTAAGGACGATATGAAATCCCGTGGCATCAACTCACCGGACAGAGGGGATGCGGTTGTGGGAGCCTTAACCTGCGGAGGCATCAACAACCCAACTGTACAGCACGGGCGGCAAAACGTGTTTGATCTGATCTGGCCTGACGAGGGGGATGGATACAGTGTCACTCACGGCGTAGGAGGAATGGATGCTGGATAATGGGCGTAAGGACACATCAGTTTAGTACGGGTAAGTTTGACATACACATACAGGACATAGA